ATTTATCAAAGCAAAAGGTGCATTATCTGATATCGATACATTCACTATATTTAGTGAGGGTGGTGATTTGAAGATGGCAATTGGTTATTCTTCTATCTCTACAAACAGAGTTACATTTACTGCACAAAAAGATTACGCAGAAACGGTAAAACCAATTTCTTTCTCAGCAAAGTATTTGAAAGAAATCTTAACGGCAAACAAAGAAGCAACATCAGCAAAATTAAAAGTTTCAACGGATGGTTTATCAAATGTTGAATTCCAAATTGATGATTTTGTATGTAAATATTATCTTGTGGAGATATCAAACTAATAAAAATGGCAGAACAATTAGAATTATTCCCAACGGAAGTTGGTTATGAATTAACTCCACAAGAAGAAACACAAGTACAAGAACCACAACCAATCCCTGAACCAAAAGTTTATGAAGATTGTGAATGGTGTTTTCAATTTAATGATGGTGAACCAACTATATTTGCATTTAGCAATCCGGCACAATCTAATAATGAATTAACATTTACAATTACTAATTCGGAAGATTCGGTGATGACATTTACAAATAGTGATGGTGAATTTAAAATTTTCGCAAGAGAAATTACCGAAGAAACAAAAATAAAAAGAGAACAAATCAATGCAAGTAAAAATCAAGAAACTCAACCCTAATGTAGTAATCCCATCTTATGCAAAGAGTGGGGATGCGGGTATGGATTTAATAGCAACATCTATTATAGGTGAAGAAGTATTTCAAATAACATATGGTACAGGAATTGCGTTGGAAATTCCCAATGGATTTGTTGGATTAGTTTTCCCTCGTTCATCTATTAGAAAAACCGATTTAAGTTTAACTAATTCGGTTGGTGTAATTGATAGCGGATATAGAGGAGAATTACAGGCCACATTTAAAAAACATAAAGGAGTGGCATCAACGAAGTATGAAGTGGGTGATAGAATTGCACAAATTATGATTATACCTCATCCAACTGTTGAATTTCAAGAAGTAGATGAATTAACAAACACCGAAAGAGGCGAAGGCGGATTCGGTTCAACTGGCAAATAATATGAGTTTTTTCGCAAACGAAAATAGTAAAAAAGAACACACACTTTGGGTAGAACGGTACCGTCCCCAAACACTTGCAGAATATGTAGGAAACGAACAAGTAAAAGAAACAATTCAGCAGTATTTAGATGCAAATGATATACCACATTTATTGTTGTATGGAAAAGCGGGTACGGGTAAGACCACACTTGCAAAGTTAATCGTAAACACAATCAAATGTGACTTTATGATTATCAACGCATCGGATGAAAATAATGTGGATACGGTTAGAACAAAAGTTAAGAACTTCGCATCATCAGTTGGATTTGCAGGTTTCAAAGTAATTATCTTAGATGAGTTTGATTATATGACACCGGGAGCTCAAGCGATTTTGAGAAACTTAATGGAAACATTCAGTAAGCATTGTCGTTTCATCTTAACCTGTAATTATATTGAGAAAATCATTGACCCTATTCAAAGTAGATGTCAATCTTTCGCAATTACCCCTCCGACTAAAAAGGATGTAGCAGTTCAGGTAGCAAAGATATTAGAAGCTGAAAAGATTAAGTTTGAACCAAAAAATATGGCTGATGTGATTAATTCATATTATCCAGATATTAGAAGAATACTTAATACCTGTCAATTACAATCAGCAAAGGGTGAATTGAAAGTAGACCATAGAGTAATGGTTGAAGCAAACTTTGCAACTAAACTTATTGACTTATTAAAGGCAGACGATGATAAGAGAAATATGTTTATGAAAATTAGACAGGCAGTAGCTGACAATAGATTAAATGATTATTCGGAAATGTATACAATGTTATACGAAAAGGTAGATGAATACGCAAAAGGAAATGTGGCAAATACAATCTTAACAATTGCAGATGGTCTTTCAAAGGACGCATTGGTAGTAGATAAAGAAATCGTATTTATGTCTACAATTATACAAATATTAAACATAATAAAATAATGGAACAACAACAACAATTACCCCCGAATTTTAATTTAAACGATGCAAGAGATATGGATTGTGATTGTGGTGGAAAGATTTTCTTACCAGGTTACAGATTCAAAAAAATTAGTAGATTATTAACAGGTGCACCCAAAGATTCGGTTATGCCGATTGAATTGTATGTATGTGCAACTTGTGGTAAACCTTTAAATGAATTACTTCCACAAGAACTACAAGAAACAAAAATCATAGAATAATGGCACAAAAGTTATTTGACCATATTAATGCAATAACTACTATTCAAGACCCAAAGTATTTTGACAAACTGTCAGAAGAAGATTTAAAAACTTGGAGTAACTTTATGATTAATAGATTTTTATCAATGAAGCCTGAATGGGTTGAATTGATTGCATCTATATTACCCCTAACTCAAACTCTTTCCCCCAAAGAAATGTATAGTTTGTATATTAATGTTATTCCAAAAGGTAAATACTTTTTGAAATATATTAAAGGAAAATCCGAAGATAAATACGAACAATTTATAGTAGACCTTTTAAAAAAAGAATATGATTGTTCGGAAAATCAGGCAATTGACTATTTAGAGGTACTATATTCCACAAGAGAAGGTAGAGAATATCTTAAATATGTTTGTGAAAAATATGGTATAGACAAAAAACAAATTACAAAACTGAAACTTAAAATCTAATGGAGGAAATAACTTCACAATCGTATTGTAAATTTCCATTTATTCATATATGTTCATTAGCAGATGGAAGTACAAAACCATGTGGTATTGCAGACTCATTTGAAGATGGTATGAATTTAAACGAACATACAATTGAAGAAGTATATAATTCTCCACAAATGAAGCAACTTCGTAAAGATATGCTTGAAGGTGTTAGAAATAAAGTATGTAATGTATGTTATAGAAAAGATGATGCGGGAGAGTACAGTACTAGACAATTTTATAATGATAATCAACTATGGGAACACCCCATTGTAAACGAAGATTATAGTGTAGATTCTATTCAACATTTTGATATTCGTTTTTCTAATTTATGCAATTTTACTTGCAGAATGTGTGACCACGGGTCATCTTCAAATTGGTATGATGCATATAAGGTATTTGGGTTTCCAAAACCAACATCAAAAGTAATTAAATTAAGAGAAAATATTCTTGAAGATTTAATACCTCATATGAAAAATATTAAAAGTTTTTATTTTGCAGGTGGAGAACCATTGATAATGCCCGAACACAATGAGATAATAAAATGGTTATATCAAAATTTACCAATAGATGAAGATGCGGGATGTAGACAATTGAGATTACATTACAATACAAATTTATCTATATTAAAATTTGAATCAACGGATTTAATAAAAATGTGGAAAGGGTTTAAAAGAGTATTTTTATCAATTTCTTGTGATGGGGTACACGAAGTAGGAGAATACCAAAGAACAGGATGGAATCACGATATATTTGTTGAAAATATGAATACGATTAAAAAAAGTTTTGTAGTATCTTCGACAAGAACAGGTGATAAAAAAAATTCAAATGAATTGATTTATAATTTCCAATTTACAACTACAATTTGGAATATGCATCATATATTTGATTTTATTAAATTTATGAAAGAAAACAAATTTATAAAAACTTCTGAAAATATTGACTTTACATATGCATGGTCTCCCGATTATTGTTCTATAAATAATTTTGAGCCACATATAAAAGAAAAAATGAATTTGTTATTCAAAAAAAATATGAGATACATAAAATCTGAAAAAACAAAAGCAGAATTTAATGGTATTCTTAAATTTATGAATACAGAATCTACTGCAAACCCAGAATATGTAAAAGATTGTTCTAAAAAAATGGATATACTAAGAGCTCCATTAGAAAACGAAATAATTAATTTAGTATAATTTGGTAAATCAAATTATTTGTCGTATATTAGATATAATATGGCAAGAGTATCATTTTCACAATATAGTATGTGGCATAATTGTCCACAACAATACAAATTAGCATACATAGATAAGTTAGGTGAATCGTCATCTAACATTCATTCAATCTTTGGAACCGCAATGCATGAGACACTTCAAAATTATTTGGAGAAATGTTTAAGAATATCAAAGTCACAAGCTGACAAAATGATTGACTTAAATGAGTATTTAAAAGAAAGAATGAGAGATGCATATCTTAAAGAAACGGAAGGGGAAATAGGAAATACAACAATTTGCACCAAAGAAGAAATGGTAGAGTTTTTAGAAGATGGAAATGTCTTATTAGATTGGTTCCAAAAACCGAAAAACTTTAACAAATTCTTTTCGTTAAAACACGATGAGTTGGTAGCAATTGAACAACCTATAAACACAAAGATTTCAGAGAATGTAAACTTCATGGGTTTCATAGATTTAATTATCAGAGATACATTTACAGGTAGATATAGAATCATTGACTTTAAGACTTCTACAAGAGGTTGGAGTAAGTATCAAAAATCAGACCCTGTTAAAAGTGCACAAATCTTATTATACAAAAAGTTCTATGCTGAATTACTAAACATTTCCGAAGATGTGATTGATGTTGAGTTTATCATTTTGAAAAGAAAGGTAGAAGTAAGAGAGGATATTCCAACACATAGAATTAGTAAACATATACCTGCAAATGGTAAGGTGTCGGTAAACAAAGCATGGAAAGGTTTTACGGACTTTGTAGAGAGTGTATTTGACAAAGATGGTAATTATAAAACTGAAATAGAGTACCCAAAGAACGCAACTAAACTATGTGAATGGTGTGAGTTTTTTCATAGAGGATTATGTGATAGAGGATTAAAAAATTTAAATTAAACAATATATATTTTAAAAGTTATGGCAAAAAAGAAAATTCTGTTATTAGCGGATGATTTAAGAATGAGTAGTGGTATTGCAAATGTTTCTAAACAATTAGTTTTAGGAACTGTTGATAAATATGATTGGGTACAATTAGGTGCAGCAATCAAACATCCTGAAGCAGGTAAAGTATTTGATTTAAACGATAGTGTTAGAGAACAAACAGGCGTAAAAGATGCAAGTGTTAAAATATATCCATTTGATGGTTATGGTAATGCTGATGTAATCAGACAATTGTTAATGGTTGAAAAACCTGATGCAATCCTACACTTTACTGACCCAAGATATTGGTTATGGTTATATGATATTGAGCATGAAATTCGACAAACCTGTCCATTATTCTTTTATCATATTTGGGACGATTTACCAGACCCAAAATACAATAGAGATTACTACGAAAGTTGTGATTGGATTGGATGCATTTCAAAACAAACATATGGTATTACGCGTAGAGTTTGGGGTTGGGATAAAGAAAAACATTGGACTAAACCTGAAGCTTGGCAAGTAAGTTATGTACCACATGGTATCAATTCAGATTTATACAAACCAGTAGAAGTTCCAAAAGATTTTAAAGAAAGTATATTTGGAGTTAAAGAATATGATTTTGTATTGTATTGGAATAATAGAAATATTCGTAGAAAACAACCGGTTGATGTAATTCTTGCATTCGATAAATTTGTAGAAGCACTTACTCCTGAACAAAGAAGTAAAGTATGTTTATTAATGCACACTACTCCTGTTGAAGAACATGGAACGGATTTACCAAGAACAATTGCAGAATGTTGTTCACCTGAAACCAATGTAGTATTTGCACCAAATAGATATTCCGAAGAACAATTAAATTGGTTATATAATATAGGTGATGTGACAATCAATGTAGCATCAAACGAAGGATTTGGATTAGCAACGGCAGAGTCAGTAATGGCAGGAACACCAATCATATTAACGGTTACAGGTGGTTTACAAGACCAATGTGGATTTAGAGACAAAGGTACGGGTAAATTGATAACTGCAGAAGATTATGTTGAAATTGGTTCTTTACATGATAGAAATAAAAAAGCAGGTGTAGTTTGGGGAGATTGGGTTAAACCAATTTGGCCAGTTCGTTCAACAACAGGTTCAGTTCCTACTCCATACATTTTTGATGATAGAGTTGACTTTGAAGATATTACTCCTTTAATTATGGATTGGTATAAAATGCCAAAAGAAGATAGAGATAAAGCTGCACTAAAAGGTAGAAAACATTTTATGGGTGAAGGTCTGTTAAGTAGAGAAGCAATGTGTAAAGAATTAGTAGATGGTATGGAAGGAGCATTTGAAAATTGGAAACCAAAACAAAAATTTAAATTAATAGAGTTATA